TCATCCTGATTTTTTGCATATACAAATAATAATACAGTAATATTATACGGAGTAGGTGCGTATTGCGCATCTAATGTGGATGTAGTTGAATTAATTGATCTACTTTGTTGAATAGGACTAATTTTTCTAGCAAAATCATATTGTAAAGTTGTCATCTCAAAAGACATTCTAGGTACAATAACCTGAACATTCATATCATCAACATTTGGTCTTTGTTGAATCCTCGCCAAGGCCTTTTGTTTTGATGCATACGAAACGGGAACCTTTAATACCTGTGTCACATTTCCTTCAGCATCTCTACGTTCAATAGTAATACTATTAAACATATTACCAAAAGCAATAATAGATTTTCGTATTGTTCCCCAATAAAATCGTTGATCTAACATTATTTAAATGCCTCTCCAAACGGATTTCTTTCAGAAAAATCTAGTATATCGGTAATGTTAGTATCAAAATCTTCATTTCTTGCAGCACCATCGTCAGCATGAATTGTTGAATAAGATTCTTGCACTATAGGACTTTCCGTATTATATTCAAATAATAATACACTACCATCTTCTTGAGTTATCTCAAAATTTTGAACATCTTCGTTAATAGTATCGGGATACGTATCAATTTCTGAAATTCCAGTTTTAATAATTTCGCTGGAAAATTGCATCAATTCGCAGAATATTTTATAAATGTATAATTTACCAACCTGATAGAAAGGCTGACTACCTTCAACTTTGCGAATCTCAAAATATGAGTGCGTTAATGGAAAATAGATTAAATCTCCCTCTGCTGGTCTAGGAAGAATAGTATTTCCTGTACTACCTGCAACTTGTGTCCAGCGTTTTCTAGATACTATAAATGTAGCATCCTGTATTGTTTGTACACCAAATTTAGATAAGAAATCCCCCGGGCCTTCAAATCCATTAGTATTTTCCAAATACATCTCAATAGGATATGCGTGTTCGTAATTATTTAAGGGATCCTCGCCCAAAATACGGTCTTCGTTAAAAGATTTTCTAGGCAAATAATATACTTCAAACCCATAAATCTTTAAGCATTCGATTACCAAATTCTCATAGAGATTTTGTTCCGAAGCACGTCCTATTGGAATGCCAGAATGAAAGTATGGGTTTACGGTTGCCATTTTATGTTATTCTATTGACAATCTATTGACACGATGTTATTATCTTCTATGAGCCTGGGTGATAAGAATATTATCCAACAAACATATCTACAGGCAATTCAAATCTAGATTGTATTTCTGTTTCAATTTGTCTTATTTCTTCCACTGCTTCTTGATACACTATTTCGCCATTAAGTGTTACACCTCCAGGAAGTTGTACTCCTGAGAATTTTTTCATGTTATCACCCCATTGTCTTTTGATTAAGGCAGTTGCATATCTTTTAAGGAACATATCGTTGTAGACATCCGTAAATACATCCGGATCTAATATTCTCCAGCATTCAACAATAATGAATGTTCCTGGAACCACGTCTGCCTTCCAATCCATATCAATATTTAATCTATTCATATGACGGTTGAAACGGATTGGTTTTTGCCCAACAAGCAATTGGTTAATTAATTCTAATTCTTGTCTTACTTCAGTATAATAAATTAAGTCTGTAGACATCAATGTATATAGGTCATTAATTAAAATCTGATATTTAATATCAAATATATTGGTACCCGTTGATTTATTCATAAACGGGAATACTCTCTCAACACCTACGATTGCGTCAGACAATCCAACATATTGATTAGTAATATCTTCGGCTGTAATCTGATGCTTTAGGTAAATTTTCTCTACTGCATCATAGTGATATTCTCGGTAGAATTGGAATGCATCATCTATACGATCTTCAACCTGTGCAGAATCTACATTTATCTCAATGACGGGTGATCCTAATCTACGTAAGCAGTAGTCTATTAAGTCTGATCTTGATGTTACTGTTGCCATGTGTTAACCTTTTATAGTATTTATAGGGCAGCGATATTTGCTTGAAATTCTGACCATGTATTGCTACTTGCGACAATAGATTTTAATAAAGATTTATTGATATAATTACTAGATACAAAGGCAGTGGTTTGTACATTGCCATCGGGGAAAGTTAAATTACCATCTGTGCTAAGACTAACTGTATAATTTCCGTTAACTAAACTATTTAAAGTTTGTCTTAATATTGTACCTACAGAATTTCCAGAAACTCCAGGTGTAACAGTAATTGAACCTTCTTGAATCCTAATAACTGAATTTCCAGAATAAGCTTCTACATCATAAACATATCTTCCGTAGTGCAATAAACTAGTATTTGATGCATCTAAATAAAGACTAATATTTCCAGTAGATGCGTTAGTAATAGTTGCAGTTAATATTGCTGCATTTGGCGAATCATATGACGTTCGCATTTTACTACGAACATTATATCCAGATAAAGATATAGGATTTTTATTAGTATCTTGATACTGGATATTGGCGTAAAATGTTGCGCCCTGATCTATTACTAAATTTTTTGTTAATGCCATTTTTATTGCGGCGGTGTTGGCCAAGTTATATTAAACGGATCTGCTTGGTTTGTGATATCTCTTAATGCTTGACGGTAAGTTGCCCATGATTCTTTTGTAGAAATATTAACATCGGGCATTTGAGTCCAATCAGAATATGTAAGTAATTGATTTCTCTTTTGTGTAATAACATACCATTCGCTTTCAGAAGTTCTTTTATCCTCCCATGATTTTGTATCCCAATTGAATTTGTGATATATGGATGGTTGATCTGGAATAGTGAGGACATTTCCCGAAGTTAAACAAATATAATTTTTTGTATCATCTATATAATACTCTAAATAATTTTCTATATCTGGATCATATTGTAGATATAAATCTGTTTCTAAACAAAATACTTTTCTTACTATACGACCTGTTGATTTGTTATATATTGAATAGTTCATTTTTTTAATTCCGCAGCAAATAAAACCTCATTACGAATTTGATGTGTTGCACCATATCCAGTACCGGTTGAACCAGAATAACTAAATACTAATTTTATGCGATATGTGACTGCGCCGGCTGGAGGAATATCATAAAAAGACCCGGTTATAGGAAGCCATGTTTCCAAGTAACCCCCTCCAGACGCTTCTTTGGATATAGTACCTAGATTAACTAAAGTCGTAGTATATCCTGTATAGTCGGTTCTCATGAGATATACTGTCCACGATGCATAATACGGATAAAACTGTCGCCCCTGTCCTCCACCTGAAGACAATAACGCATAGATATAGAGAACCGAACTATATGATATATATATGCCAGTTCCTGTACAGGTGAAAGTTGCAGGCAATCCTAAGGTTTCAGCGCCATATCCTGTATAAACAGAAGTTGCCGTGTCCCCTCCATTTAAAATATATGGATTAGTTACCGCATTATTTACAATATTTGTAGTATCAACTGCATCAATTGCCTGTGCCGTTAGTTTGCCACTAAATGTTCCAGATGCTGCAGAAATACTACCGCTGAAAACTACATCCCCTTGAATTCTACCTGTAGTAATAGTTCCTATGTCTGCGGATAATGCAGATAAACTACTTACCGATATTTTATCTGCAGTTATCGATCCAGCTGCAATTTGCGTTGCAGTAATTGATGACGCCGCAATTTTAGTTGCACCAACGGTACCATTAACTAGTAAACTACCATTTAAATAGGCCGCTATTGCAGTCCAAGCAGACCCATTCCAAAATCTTGTTTCGGAATATGCGGAAACGATATTGTATAGTGTTACTTGATCCATTACAATTTTGCCAGCAAATCCAAAAGAAGCTAAACCAGCATTTGCTACACTATCACTCCAAGAAGTACCTGCGGTTGCATATGCGACTTGTGCCGTACCTCTTACTCCGTCCAATGTTACGGTTGTTGTTACTCCATTTGTACCTTTTAATGATGTTAACCATTGTGCTTCGGTACCAACAAATCCTCCAGCAACCGCAGCTGCATACGCACTTTGGCCCGTCGAACCCCCCGGAACAAATAGAATCCAACCTGTTGACGTATAAACATAAGTATTATTATCGGTTGTTAGTTTGAAAACATTGTTTATTGTAGGAGAACCTGGGAAACTTGATCCTGACCCTGTAAATTGCAATGGTGTTATTCCGGCCAAGGTGCCTAAAGTTGTGCCGCCTACTCCGACGGTAACTGCTGCAGATAACACACCGCCAACATCAAATAATGGATTACCCGAGGCATCTCTAATTACTAAGCCTCGCCCGTCAATCTTATCTGCAGTAACGGCATTTGCTGCAATACGATCGCTTGTAATAGAAAATGCTTGTATTGCGTTTGCAAATAATGTATTTGCTGTAATAACAATACCGGAAACAGAATTGGCCTTAATTCTATCACCCTCAATTGAGTTTGCCACAATTGCATTACCAAATATTGTATTACCAATTAATACCATACCGGAAACAGAATTTGCTAGTATTCTATCGCCTGTAATGGTACCGGCCATTATAGAATTGCCGTAAATAGAATTTGCGGCAACGGATACCGCAGTTACAGCATTTGCTGCAATCTTATCTGCGGTAATTGCGTTGGACTGAATAGCGGCGGCATATACCGCATTAGCCGCAACCGTAACCGCAGTTACGGCATTTGCTGCAATCTTATCTGCGGTAATTGCGTTTGCTGCAATCTTATCTGCGGTAATTGCGTTTACAGCAATTTGTGTTGCTGTTAATGTTCCTGTTGCTATTTCCGATGCGGTAATAACTCCTGCAGCAATCTTACCTGCTATAATTGAATTTGCTGCAAGTAAAGAAGATGTAATATTTCCTGCAGCAATTTCCGTAGATGTAATCGCTGCTGCTGCAATCTTACCTGCGATAACAGATCCTGCGGCAAGTTCTGTTGCGGTAATAATACCTGCCGATAAAACTGGCGTACCTGAACCAGTTATAAAACTATTATACGAAGCCCATGCTCCGCCTACTTTGATATATAGGTTGTTATTATAAAAACCTTGTCTACCATTAAAATCCTTACCATCTCCTGGTCCTGTTGGTAGTGTAAATGTGGTAAATATTTCAACACCGCTAATAGAATTTGCAGTTGGTGTAAATGCAGCACTAGGTGATATCCACGCATTTCCTTGCCAAATATACAATCCGCCGTTGGTTGAATTATAAACCGCTTGACCGTTGGCGGTACCGTTTGCTGATAAGTTTGATACAATATTTACTTTGGCAACATTTGCCGCATTTGCTGCAATTGTATTAATTACATTGGTAAAATTTGGCAGCGATGTTACATTGACATTTGCCAATGCATTATTCAATGCCCCTAGATTAACTGTTGATATATTTGCAATTGCGCTGTTTAATTGGCCTAAATTGACATAATTTAAATTTGCTAAGGCATTATTTAATACGGTTAAATTAACGGCGCTTAAATTTGCCAATGCATTATTCAACGCCGTCAAATTAACTAGATTTGATATTGTATTTGAAACATATCCTATAGTAGCATACCCAACTAAACTTACATTGCCTCCGCCTCCTCCGGCCGCCGCATTTGCTGCAAGAGTTGCCGCGTTTGCCGCAACGTTTGCTGCATCATTTGCTAAACTATATACGTTTGATAAATTTTGATTAATCTTTACAAATGCGGTACGTAGCGGCTCCCCTTGCCCATCATTAGGGGTATTTCCTACGTTGATATAATTTATTGTGTAAGTATTTGGCATTTTATTGTGGAGGTGTTGGCCAAGTTATGTTAAATGGGTCTGCTTGGGTTGTGATATCTCTTAATGCTTGGCGATATGTCTGCCACTTCTGGTATAGTTCATCACCTAATCTAGTTTTTGCGGATAAGGTATCTGTCCAATCAGATGATTCTAATTTTTTAACTCTGTTTAATTTCACCATATCCCATCTTTGCTCATCTGTTTGTCTTTTTACCCATTGTTTTGTATCATGATCAAACTTTGAGTAATCATTAGGCGCATCTGGAATAAGAACCGGAGTCTCATTTTCTATGTAATATTTGTTTCCAGCATATTCACCTTCTATATAATCTTCCGTTAAACTATCGTAGTTTAAAGGTATATCATTTTCATTGGCACAATGCAAATTTTTTACTACTTGTCCGGTTGATAACTTGAATATTGTAATCATTTTTTTAACTCCAATATTGCTAAAATTCTGGATGTAGCATAGCCATTAATCGCCCGAGGGTACTCCCCGCTCATGCTTAATCTATAAGTAACAACTCCTTCGGGTGGTATATCTATAACTGACTGAGACCAGGCTCCGGGTGTAAACTCGGTATCTCCTTGGTAATTTGCATAGAAGTTTCCAAGAGTTGCCGACTGGTAATATATAATTGTTTCAGTACCGTTTGGATTGGTACGAATAACTTTAATGCCCGTTATGCCGCCGTTGGAGTTTATAACAGCAGAAAGAATTAATAATACGTTTTTACCTATTGCAGTATAAGAAAGTTGTAGCATATTAACAAAGGGCCCGTAAGGTCCATACTCTATCGTGTCTGCAGCGCTTACAGATGCTGTAGAGGTTACTGCATTATTTTGAATATTATTTGTAGTAATAATACTTCCTGCGGATAAACTTCCAGCAAAACTACCAGTTGCTCCAGTTATTTTACCGGTAAAATTTACGTCTCCTGCAATTGTACCTGCCGTCATAGTACCAAAATCTGCAGATAATGCCGATAAACTAGTAACAGATAATTTATCTGCAGTTATTGATCCAGCCACAATTTTACTTGCATCAATTGATGACGCCGCAATTTTAGTTGCACCAACGGTACCATTAACCAACAAACTTCCGTTTAAATAAGCCGCTATTGCAGTCCAAGCAGACCCATTCCAAAATCTTGTTTCTGCATATCCCGTTGCCAAATTATACAACGTAACCTGATCCATTACAATTTTACCAGCAAATCCAAAAACATTATTTAGTCCATAATCTGCGTATCCGTCACTCCAATAACTACCATATGAAATTTCATATGCAACTTGTGCAGTACCTCTTGCTCCAGCAACCGATGATCCTCTTGCCCCTGTTGCCCCAGTTGCCCCTGTTGCCCCAGTTGCCCCAGTTGCTCCTGTTGCCCCTGCTGGAACAAATAGAGTCCAACCTGTTGACGTATAAACATAGGTATTATTATCGGTTGTTAGTTTAAAGACGTTATTTATCGCCGGAGAACCCGGAAAACTTGACCCTGACCCTGTAAATACTAGTGGAGTTATCCCTGCAAGACCGCCTAAAGTTTTTCCAGTTCCTGCAACTGATACTGATGCTGATAATACCCCACCAACATCAAATAATGGATTTCCTGAGGCATCTCTAATTACTAAATTATTACCATTAATTTTATCTGCCGTTACTGCTCCTGCACTCAATTTATTCGTTGTAATTGCTCCTGCAGCAATTTCAGTTGCTGTTATTGCCCCTGCACCTATTTTACCTGCTATAATTGCTCCTGCACCAATTTCATTTGCAGTAATAACTCCTGCACCTATTTTACCTGCTATAATTGCTCCCGCACCAATTTCATTTGCCGTTACTGCTCCTGCACCCAATTTATTCGTTGTAATTGCTCCTGCAGCAATTTCAGTTGCTGTTATTGCACCTGCACCTATTTTACCTGCTATAATTGCTCCTGCTTGAATTTTATTAGCTGTTATAGCATCGGTTCCAATTTCATTTGCTGTAATAACTCCTGCACCCAATTTATTCGTTGTAATTGCTCCTGCAGCAATTTCAGTTGCTGTTATTGCCCCTGCACCTATTTTACCTGCTATGATTGCTCCTGCTGCAATTTCATTTGCTGTTATTGCTCCTGCACCAATCTTCCCCGCTATAATTGCTCCCGCACCAATTTCATTTGCAGTAACAACTCCTGCACCTAGTTTACTTGTTATAATTGCTCCTGCAGCAATTTCATTTGATGTAATTGCTCCTGCGGCAATTTTAACAGCAGTTATTGCTCCTGCACCAATTTCAGTTGCAGTTATTGCTCCTGCAGCAATTTTTCCCGCTGTAATTGCAAGAGCATTGATCTTATCAGCTGTTATAGCATTTGTGGCAATTTGTGTTGCAGTTATTGCTCCTGCAGCAATCTCTGTAGCTGTAATTGCGCCGGCTGCAATTTTTCCCGCTACAACAGAATTTGTTGCAAGTAGAGATGCTGTAATACTTCCTGCTGATATTTCGGTAGATGTAATTGCGCCCGCCGAAATCTTACCTGCTATAATTGCGCCAGTGGCAATCTTGTCTGCGGTAATTATACCTGATTGCAACATATTAGTTGCAATACTATTTGCTGAAATTGTTGGTGTACCCGACCCTTGAATATATTGATTATAACTTGTCCAAGCACTATTTACATAAATGTATAGATTACTGTCCGAAGTATATAGAATTGTTCTACCTTCAAACAAATTTGCCGTTGGTTTCGGTGTTGTATTCCAAATTTCAACAGATGCTAATGATGTTGCAGTTGGTGTAAATGCAGCACCAGGGGATATCCACGCATTTCCTTGCCAAATATATAATCCGCCGTTAGTTGAATTATAGACTGCTTGGCCGTTTGCGGTTCCATTTGCAGTTAAATTTGATACAATTCCAACTTTTGCTACATTTGCAGCATTTGCGGCAATTGAATTAAATACATTGGTAAAATTTGCTAAGTTTGATACATTGATATTTGCCAAAGCATTATTCAATGCACCCAAGTTAACTGTGGATATATTTGCAATTGCGTTATTAAGTGCCGGCAAGTTAACATAATTTAGGTTTGCTAAAGCGTTATTAAGTGTCCCTAAGTTTACTGTATTTAGGTTTGCTAAAGCATTATTAAGTGCCGGCAAGCTAACATAATTTAGGTTTGCTAAAGCATTATTAAGTGTTGGTAAATTTACTGTATATAGATTAGACAAAGCATTATTAAGTGCCGGCAAGCTAACATAATTTAGGGTTGCTAAAGCATTATTAAGTGTTGGTAAATTTACTGTATATAGATTAGACAAAGCATTATTAAGTGTCGGCAAGCTAACATAATTTAGGTTTGCTAAAGCGTTATTTAAACTTGATAAATTAACTATATTTGCAACTACGTTTGATAAATATGATAATGTTGTATATCCAGTTATGTTTATATTGCCGCTCGATATAAGATTTGCGGCAATTGCCGAGGCAAATGCCACAGCATTTGACGAAATGTCTGATGCGTCTTTTGCCAAACTATATACGTTTGAAAAATTCTTATTTATTTTAGAAAAAGCAGTACGTAAAGGCTCTCCAGTACCATCATTGGGATTAGTACCTATATTTACAAGGCTTATTGTATATGAGTTTGCCATTTATTTTAGTTCAATATTTTGTTTAACTAATTGCTGCAAAAGATTTTTTATTTCAGACATTTCAGATTTCAAAGTATTTATTTCTTCAGAAATGTCATTAATTTTATTAGTAGATTCTTTTTTACGTTTATATTCATGTAAGCTTTCAATATCGGCATTAATTAATGCGTTATTATGTAGATTCTTAACAAATCTATTTTCATTTTCTAAAGCTACAAACATTTTATAGTACTGAAGTTGCAACAATACCATTTAATTTTGGAATATATGTACTTGTATCTTGCGCATACATAACTATCTTTATTTGATATCTATTAAAGTCAGTAAATGTTGTTCGTGTTGCTTGCCCCGAACCATTATCAACAATGGCAGTATATGAAAGATTATTTGTTCCGGTTGTAGCAAGACTATCGCCATCTAATATTTTATAAGTTTCAATTGAATATGCATTTTCATCTGCACCGGCATATGATTTTTGTCCCGTAACTGAACTAGTTGTACTTACATTTGCTGTTTGATTAAATAATGGCATTAAACGCCAAGGTCTATTTTCCATTTTTGAGGAAATTCCAACATCGTAAGAACTCATTACCCTGCAGTAAACATCTATATCCGTACCAATTTGTCTATTTATTGCTACTTTTACCTCTAATCCTGTTGAATCAAATCCGGGAGCCAAAGTTACAACTTTACCTATGTATTTTGATCTGGCTACTCCATCATCGCTATTTAATTCGGAATTAGATGTATCAACTTCATTAGGATCTATAGAATTCTTAAAGGTATACATTGAAGTATTTACCATATCAAGTATAGGGGAAACATCTTTTGAATAAGAAGACATTGCAACATTAAATTTTATATCCCCTATATTTTTTGCTCTTAAAGGTATAGCAGTTTTTATTCCCGTGTTTTCTTTAATTGTGCGATATGGTTGCACTGCACCTGTAATATCAACACCACTAAAAGAATAATTTATATCAGTTTGATACCCAAAATTATATCCGGCCGCACTTAAATAAAGATTGTGATATTTGTCTTCCGGAAAACTAGCTGTTTGAATTTCAAATTCTTTTGTGCCAGTTTCAAATACTGCTTTATTAACTCTGAAACATAAATCAGTATTGTTTTCTTCTAACCAAATATTAGTATTTTGAGATTTAAACAGTCTGCCGGTATAAGATTCCTTAGCAAGTTTTGTATTTGTTCCTATTATGAATTCGCCAAGTTTTGCATAAAATAGACTATAACTTTTAGATATACTAGATATGCATATTGCATATTCTCCGGGACTTAAATGAACCGGGCGTGCAAACTTAAAATTTGTTGGGTTAATTAAACCACTTGTTAAACTTGTAGGTATAGTAACAGTTGTAGCTTGCACGGTAGACACCGTTCCTGCAATATATTCAGTAGCATCAGGAACTCCATTATTAACATTTCTTAATTCAATTGATATTGCAGATTGTGCAGATTTGCTTGCAAAATATAAATCTATGGATGTTGCAAAAATACCTTGAGGATATCTAGTTGCATCTACATAAAATGTCTGCGCCAACGGTGTTAACGATTCCGAACCGCCAATAACACTCCTATCATTCATACCAGGTAAACTAGATGTGCCAATTATGGTATCGGTTAAATTTGATGGTGGTCTATTTGAAACGGATGTTTGTGTTGTTGCTGGCTGGGTAAAAGGTACAACTAGTGTAGTAACAAGGGTCAATCCACCGCCGCCCCCGCCCGGGCCGTGTGATGTGGCTTGAGCATAGAATTCTATTGTTATTTTATCCGAACTATATCCAGCGGTAACCGAATTTGGTAAATAAATTTTACCGTTAACACCGCCTGCAGAATTTGTAATTAATGGATCTCCGGGCAATCCTGCACGAGTTGTTATTACTGTTTGATTTCTGCCTTCGGTGTATGAAGTAAATGTTTCTGGTACAGTTAATGAATAATAATTAACATTAAACACATAAGGAATTAAAGTTGTATAGGGCGGCGCAGTTGTTACTGTGAAGTCTAATATTGTAGAACTAGCAGTGCTTGGAAGTTCTCTAACAATTTCTGATCTATTTGGTCCTTCTGACGGCATTTTTAATCCTTATTACGTTAACATATTATTGTGCAAAAAATATGATTTTGCTAAGGAATCATTTATCTCTGCATTTTTTTGAATACTATTTGTTACTATTGAAGTATCAAAACTTGTCGAATTTAAAGTTGACCATTTATTTGTATATCCATTTTTTAATGCATAATCTAATGAGGAAGTTACCGCTTGTGTTGAATATGTATTATTATAATCTAACGTATTATTAATATACGTAGTTACTGATTTAGAATTTGCAGTATATGCTTCTTTATTAAAATTCTTTTCTAAAATAATAGGATCGTATGATTTTACAAAAATGCCTTTTGCATAATTAAAATTATCTGGAATATATCCTGTTGTTGTTTGTATTTTTGTTGCATCTACAAAATTTCCATGTCTTACTTGTAATGCAGAATTTGATTGATATTTTAATGTACTAGTACCGCTTGCATTTGTTACTCTTAAATTATCGGAATATACTATGTCATTAAATTGATTGATTGTATTTAATAAAGATGTTGTATTTGAATTTGCATTATTGCTAATATATAAATTTCTTAAGACATTTCCTAAAAAATTTACAGATCCTTGTCTAACACCATCTATTTTTAAATTATCAAGTTGAGGAGTTTGCTCAATTTGATTTGATGCTTGAGCAATAATAGAACTAACATCTGATATTTGATTTGCCATATTTTGACCTTTTATCTTTTATTTATCTATATTAATACTGCGATAAATCACCATTTACTAGGATTAAAAACTTTTTCAATAACGCCACTAACTGCTTCTAAAACCCCTCCAATTACCGCACCCGCAATGGTCCATCCTCCAAGCGCTGCACCTGCAAGTGCTGCAACAAGAATTCCTGCAACACTAATTTCTCCTCTTGCAGAATTTGTTGAATTTCCAGTTGGATTAACAATCAAATATGAATTTGCCGCAGTTGTTGTTGACGATACATTTAGATATACTTCTTCAGTATAGTTCATTGTAACAAAATTATCTCGTATACTAACATCTGGATCGGCCACATAAAATAAATTGTGCCAATTTGCTGTATATGCCGGTCTGCAAATATGATTTATAGTATCAATTGCTACAGTATGATGTGGATTTTCAATATCGGCAACATTTAAAGTTGAAAAATCTTCAACCATTATTCCCGTTTTGAATAATACGTTGCCTTCATTTCCTTTTCTATCATATATTGTATTATTTAGAGCCAATATTTCTATACCTTGACGTTTTA